CGTATATGAAATAGCCGAGCGGGTGGAAAAAAGTACTACTTCTATTAGGCGTGCGCTGCTGGGTATGCCCGATGCGTACATAGATAGATGGATAGCCCACCGCAAACAGTGGGTTGCTGTATGGTGTGTAGTAGTACCGCCTGATAACTGCCCTAAACCAACGGAGAAACCGCATGACCGAGCACGAAACAAATCTACGAGACTTAGCGGCGATGTTCGCCCTAACTGGGCTTTTGGCACGTAACTCCACAGAGGTGGAAGTTACCATCCCCGTTGCGTTTGAACTAGCTGACCAGTTTATGAAAGCCCGCAACCCAATTTCTGAAAACGGTATTGCTGCCATTAAACCTAAACGAAAGGAACCCAAATGAACCAACCAAAAGACGTACCCAACTTTGCCGCTTGGAGCAATCAAAACCTAGCCAACTTCTGCACCGAGGCGTACATCCGCATGCAAGAGTTGCAGGAGGAGAACGAACACTTGAAGCTAGACACCAAAGCCGCGCTGGAAGCGGCACGGCACCTTATTAAACAACAAGGCTAAGCAAGTCATGATGGCAACGCGTACAAGCCTAGTAGATGCGACTACGTTTTGTCGGTAACACAAAGTGCTTAGCCGGATACAACTTTGTGTTACCTAGTTCTCACCACGACTGAGGGGGCGTGGAATCTACTTGACCCCCTCACTAATTCAACAGGAGAAACAAATGGCAGCTACACCTGAAGTAAAAGTAAAGAAACAGATTAGAAAAGTACTTGATGAGATGGGCGCGTACTACGCTATGCCCATCGGTACTGGATACGGTAACTCTGGAGTCCCTGACTTCTTGGTATGTTCCAAGGGCAGCTTCATAGGCATCGAAGCAAAAGCAGGCGCAGGTAAAACAACCGCGCTTCAAGAATCTCATCTGAGCCGCATACGTGGCGCAGGGGGGACAGCGCTCGTTATCAACGAGCAAAACATAGACCAACTGAAAGGCTACTTATCATGAACAATGAACCAATGGACGTAGATACATTTAACGCGGTGATTGATTCGCTGGACAAGGAAGAACGTGAACACTTCCGCGAATGTGTAACAGCAATGCTACGATGCTTTATGCAAAACACGGATAGCGTTGGTGTGTTTGTTACCACTACGCGCACCGGGTATGGCGCACATGTGTATGCAATGAATGCAGACTCTAGCGATGTAAAAATTATGTTGGAGTCCGTGCTGTTTAATAAGTTTGAAGACGAGCAGGCTATGAAAATACCCAAGGAGAAATTGAATTGACTGCATTACAGTATCTAAACAACCTACGCCCCGCAATACCGTTTTCAGCGGAGCGACCATGCACGCCGATGAGTAACGGAGAACTTCGCAGGCACATGTTGCAAGGTGCTGTGTTGATTAACGGGGAACGTATAGACCCCAACGAGTTAATCGACTTCCCTGTTTTTTCTTTGGTTTTTTTCCCAAAGTCCATCAACCGCAAAACAACATTGGTCTAAAGTAATTCAATGACAAAACCATATGACCGCATACTGACCATTGACTTTGAAACCTACTGGAACAGTAAGAGCTACACACTATCAAAACTAACCACCGAGGAGTACATACGTGACAATTCTTTTAAGGCGTTTGGAATGGGAGTCCATGAATACGGGGACACAGCACCTACTAGATGGGTTAGAGGAGATGACCTACCTGAGTTCCTATCTGGAATCAACTGGGGACGAACCGCCGTGCTTGCACATAACGCCCAATTCGATGTCTCCATCCTCTCTTGGCGATATAACACAAAGCCCGCGTTTATCTTCGACACGCTATCAATGGCACGAGCTTTACGAGGGGTGGAAGTTGGCAACAGTCTTGCCCGACTTGCATCGGACTTTTCGCTTCCCCCAAAGGGTACTGCTGTTTACTCCACTGACGGACTCAAATCAATTTCTTGGGAAGTTGAGAAAGAACTGGCCGACTATTGCGCGCATGATGTATATTTGTGTGAAGAAATCTTCAAGCGCCTCGTTGCGGGATACCCTGCTTCGGAACTACGGCTCATCGACATGACGCTCAAGATGTACACCGAGCCGGTGTTGCAGCTTGACCAAGAGATGCTTGTTAAAGCCATTGAGGAGGAGCGCACGATACGTGAGGGTTTACTGCAACGTCTTGACATAGACGAGAAGCACTTGGCATCTAACCCCAAGTTTGCTGAGATACTGCGCACGCTGGGGATTCCACCGCCCATGAAAACCAGCAAGACCACAGGTAAGCAGACGCTGGCACTGGCAAAGAACGATGCCCACTTCCAAGCCCTGCTCAATGGGGACAACGTGGACGTAAAGACATTGTGTGAAGCTAGGCTCAAGGTCAAGTCAACGACTGAGCGCACACGGGCGCAGCGTTTTCTGGAGATTTCCCAGCGCGGTACGTTGCCTGTACCCCTGTCGTATTACGGAGCCCTGTCCGGTAGGTGGACAGCCAGTAAGGGCAGCGCCATCAACATGCAGAACCTAAAGCGCAACTCGTTCCTGCGCAAAGCAATCATGGCACCTGAGGGCTACCAGCTAGTTGTTGGTGACTTGTCGCAGATTGAGCCGCGTGTGCTGGCGTGGCTGTCAGACTACGAGGACATGCTAGACATCTTCCGATCAGGCGCTGACCCGTACGCGGCCTTCGGTTCGCAGATGTTTAACATCCCCGGCATGACCAAGGACAGCCATCCTGATCTGCGGCAGTCTGCTAAGTCGGCATTGCTGGGCTGCGGGTATGGGTTAGGGTGGGCATCTTTTGCACAACAACTTCTGACAGGATTCCTTGGCGCTCCTCCAGTAAGGTACAGCAAAGACTTTGCCAAGTTGCTGGGGGTTAACTCTGAGTACGCGCAGGAGTTTGCAAAGTGGGATGGCAACGAAGAGAAGCTGATGGAGATTCCCCACACTTGCTCTACCCAAGACTTGGTGTATCACAGCCTTGCTTCCAAAGCTATCATAGATACGTATAGGAGAACTGCGCATCCGGTTGTATCGTTCTGGAGCCTATGCGCCCACGCCATGCACAAGGCGCTTGTGCGCGGTGAAGAAATGGTATATAAATGCGTTACGTTCCGTAAGGGTGAGATAGAATTGCCCAACGGAATGAAGTTGCTTTATCCCGATTTACGAATACATAGTGAGACTGATGCAAAAGGTAGGGCCGTAATAGTTTATGGGCCACACGCTACCAAGTTGTATGCAGGGAAAATAACAAACAACATTACGCAGGCATTGGCACGTATTGTGATGACGGATGGGATGCTCAGGGTGTCTAAAAGATATCCAGTAAAGGGCACAGTGCATGACGAGCTTATTGCCGTTGTGCCGGACGCAGAGGTGGAGGACGCTAAGACTTGGATCTTGGCGCAAATGACTATGGAGCCACGGTACATGCCGGGGATTCCGTTGAACGCTGACGGTGGCGCTCACCGTAGGTATGGGTTAGCTAAAAACTAGGAGAAGCAATTGTTGATACCAAAGAAAATAACTGTGGGCAAGACGACCTACAAAGTAATCAAAGTACGCCACGCACGCAGGAAGAACACGCTGGGCACTGTTGACTACACAAACGGCATCATCTGGCTTGCAACGCATGATGCTTACGGCAACGAGATTGGCAACGACGAGATGAGTGACACCTTCTGGCATGAGATTACGCATGCCGTCTTGCACAACATGAAGCACCCGCTGCGTGATGACGAAAAGTTTGTCTCTATGTTCGGCACATTGTTGGCCGACTCCATTGAATCCGCAGCACTATGAAAAACATCTCGTGGTCACATTCTGCCCTCAAAGACTTTGAGGGTTGCCAACGCCGGTACTACGAAATCAAGGTCTTAAAGAACTACCCGTTTACAGAGAATGAGGCTACGCGGTACGGCAACCAAGTCCACGAAGCCATTGAGTTCTACATACGGGACGGTAAACCGATACCGCCTGAGTATGCGCAGTTCAAAGACACGGTGGACGCCATGCTCAAAAAGTCTGGCCGAGTGCTTGCTGAGTATGAGATGGCGCTAACAAAAGAGTTAAAGCCGTGTGCGTGGAAAGCCGCTGACGTATGGGCGCGGGGTATTGCCGACATACTTATCGTTGACGATGAGAACATGACAGCATGGGTGGGCGACTGGAAGACAGGCAACAACAAGTACCCCGACAGAGATCAACTCGTTCTCATGTCACTCATGGTGTTTGCCCACTTTCCACACATCCGTAAGGTTAACTCCGCATTGCTGTTCATCGTAAAAAATGATATGGTCAAGATGTCCATGACCCGTGAAGAAATCCATGCACACTGGTGGGAGTATCGTGAGCGAATAGCGCGGCTTGAGGCCAGCCATGTCAACAACGTGTGGAACCCAAACCAAACACCGTTGTGTGGTTGGTGCCCTGTAAAAACTTGCGAGTTCAACAAAAAACATTGAAAGGAAAATCATGCCCTACAAAAACCCCGATGACCGCCCATCTTACCCAGCATACGATCAAAAGCCCGTAGTCAAAAAGAAACGTGCAGCCCGCAATCAAGCCCGCGCAATTATGGAACGCGAGGGGCTGGTACACAAAGGCGATGGCAAAGATGTCGATCACAAGAAAGCCTTGAGCAAAGGGGGCAAGACAGTTCGCAGTAACTTACAAGTTAAGTCTGCAACAGCAAACAGATCGTATGCCCGCAAATCCGACCACACCATCAAATAAGAACGATAGTGTTTCTTTAGACGTGATGCACGATCTGTGGGATGCACGTTGGGGAAACAACTGGGTTCCAATCGAAGCAATCGTTGAAGACGAGTTCTTTCGTGCCGCATACACCGCAATGCAGGAAGCAGGTGAAATAGAAACCCACTACCTAACTGACAGAGCTAGATATGTTTGTAGAAGATATTAATAGGAGAAGTAAATGACAAAATCAGCATCAATCACCAACACGCAAAACATGCTTGCCCACGTACAACACGTACTAGCAAACCAAACGGCTAGTAGTTATGGACAAATGCAAATGCGAGCAAAAAGGCAAATACGAATACAAACGGCAGAGTATGACTACAACCCCAACGTAGAACCTTCTTGGAAGATACCGTTGAGCGAGCTTGTAGTGTTGTGGCGTGCCAAGTTTGGTGATGTGTGGGTAGATGTGTCCGACTTAGAAGAAGTGTTTTGGTATAGAGCAAGCATGCGTTTATCGCAAAACAAACTGTTTGAAGAAGGCGACACACGAGATAGCACCCCTTGGGTTAGATTAAAGGAAGATGTATGAGCACGCTTAAATATAAAGTAAGCGAAAGATATGGTCTTGGCTGGACTGACCCAAGAATGCCTAGCTTTGAAAAAACAGGGTTTGAAGATGTATCAACAGACGTACTAAAAAACCTGTGGCTTGTTACGTTTCAAGGGCCATCTACAGAGTCATTGAGTGTTAAAGGGGATATGGGAAAGGTTGTGCAAGAGTTAGTCAGAAGAAAAATAGCAGAAACACAGTTAAATGACAATTTTGATACCGCTCGTTTCTGTTACGTACTGAAAGAATAAGATGGAAATAGTTGACAACAAAGCGTTAGTGCTACGCACACGCAACCCGCACAAGTTCAGCATCATCCCCAAGCACAAGGTTCTAAGCGAAGAGGACGGCATATACCAAGTAGCTGTGTACTGGGGGCTTGACGAGTCTCGTGTACTAAAGAACTTAGGTGTGCGTGATGTGCCATCACCAATCACAAGGCGCTACAACTGGCCGGGGCGCTACATCCCGATGGCACACCAAATAGAAACCGCATCATTCCTCACGCTGCACCGCAGAGCGTTTTGTTTTAACGACCCCGGCACTGGCAAGACGCTATCGGCTTTGTGGGCGGCTGACTTCTTGATGCAACGTAATGAAGTAAAGCGTGTGCTAATTCTGTGCCCGCTGTCCATCATGCACAGCGCATGGATGGGCGACATCAACCGCAGCATTATTCACCGAAGTGCCGTAGTTGCACACCACTCTCAAGCAGCGCGGCGCATTGAGATGATTCAACAAGACTACGAGATCGTCATCGCCAACTATGACGGGCTGAACCTGATTGCCAAGGAAGTAATTAACGATGGCCGCTTTGACCTAGTGATTGTGGACGAGGCCAATGCCTATAAAAACCCAAGCACCCGCCGATGGAAAGCACTAGCCTCAATCATCCGCCCTGACACTTACTTGTGGATGATAACGGGTACACCTGCTTCGCAGTCGCCTGTAGATGCCTACGGCCTTGCCAAGCTAGTAAACCCCAATGGTGTACCCAAGTTCCAAACAGCGTGGCGCGACAAGGTTATGAACAAGATCACCCTGTTCAAGTGGGCTCCAAAGACAGGCTCAAGAGAACTGGTGTACGCGGCACTTCAACCAGCAATACGTTTTACAAAAGAGGAGTGCCTTGATCTGCCGCCTGTTGTAACGGTGACAAGGGAAGTGCCGATGACGCCCCAGCAGTCAAAGTACTACAAGCTCCTCAAGGAACAGATGATGGTAAGCGCAGCGGGGGAAACGATCAGCGCTATCAACGCGGGTGTTGCGGTCAATAAGTTATTGCAAATATCTTGCGGTGCAGCATACACAGACAACAGAGAGGTGGTGGAGTTCGACGCCGCGCCGCGCTTGGCGGTGTTGGAGGAAGTGCTGGAGGAGACTGATCGCAAGGTAATTATCTTTGCCCTGTTCCGCTCCAGCATCAACACCATAGTCACGCACCTGACTAAGCATGGCTACGCCGTGGGACAAATTCATGGTGACGTGTTAGCATCCAAGCGTGGGCAGATCATCAATGACTTTCAGACTACGAGTAACATCCGCGTCTTGGTGATGCAGCCTCAGGCAACCGCCCACGGGATAACCCTAACTGCCGCCGACACCGTGGTATTCTTCGGCCCCCTGATGAGTGTTGAGCAGTACGTCCAGTGCATTGCGCGGGCTGACCGCAAGGGGCAGAACTCTGATAAAGTTACTGTGGTACACATTGAATCCAGCCCCATTGAGAAAAAACTTTTCAAGGCAATGGATGCCAAAGTAAGCGACCACGCACTGCTTGTCGGCATGTACGACAGCGAAGTAAAAAATATTTAAGAAAGGAGTTGCAAAGATTTAATTGCCGTGTATGATGTTAAACCTTGGACAAAATAACAGGAGAAGCAGATGTCAAAAATTGATGATGGTGAAGAAGTTCCAACAACGGAGCAAGCCACGCCAGTAAATGTTCCTATGGACAAACTGGCAAAGGTGTATCGCAGGATGCAGCAACGCATCCAAGAGTTGACCCAAGTGTATGAAAACGAAGTCGAGCAAATCAAAGCACAGCAAGACTCCGTAAAAATTGCACTCAAGGATCAAATGCTGAAGTTAGGCGTAGCAAGCGTACGCACCGACCAAGGCACAGTAGTGTTGTCTACCAAGACGCGCTACAACACACGGGACTGGGATTCCTTTAAGGAGTTTATTAAGGAACATGACGCATTGGACTTGCTTGAAAAACGCATTGCCCAAGGCAACATGGCTACGTTCCTTGAAGATAACCCCGGTCTAGTTCCCGCTGGCTTGAACTCCATGACGGAGTATGCCATTTCTATTCGTAAACCTACCTATTAATTGGAGAATCACATGGGCTCAGTTGCTCTTTTCGACCCCTCACAAACGCCCGCATTTGCTAAGAATCGCGGCCCACTTTCACACATCGCTAAAGCCCTGACGGGGGGCAATGTCGGCGGTGGTGGCAAACGTATTAGCATCAAGGGCGGCGTGTTCCGTCTGATTGATGGCGGCAAAGAAATTGCTGCTGTTGATGAACGCTTCCTTGACGTGGTGGTGGTCAATGCCGCTCCCGAAATCGGACGTGTGTTCTACGCTAGTAGCTATGATTCCACCGCAGCGGCTGCTCCTGACTGCTGGTCTGCCGATGGCAAGACTCCTAGCGCAGACGCTAACAATGCCCAGCACACCCAGTGCGAAGGTTGCCCAAAGAACATTGCTGGTTCGGGCCAAGGTAATAGCCGCGCATGCCGCTATCAGCAACGTCTTGCTGTGGTGTTGGCAAACGACATTGAAGGCAACGTGATGCAGTTGACTCTGCCCGCTACGTCTATCTTTGGTAAGGACGATGGCGAGAACCGCCCCCTGCAAGCGTATGCACGTTGGTTGGTAGCGCAGGACATTGACCCTGCAATGGTCATCACGCGTTTGAAGTTCGATACCAAGTCGCAGTCGCCCAAGCTGTTCTTCAAGACCATGCGCTGGTTGACCGACAACGAGTACGAGATTGCGCAGAAGCAAGGCAAGACCGACACAGCAGTCAAGGCAGTCACCATGACGGTGGCTAAGATGGACAACGTGGCGGCTCCCCTGTCTGTGCCGGGCAGCAAGCCCAAGGCGGCACCAAAGGCGGTTGAGGAAGAACCGCCAGAAGTTGCCGAGATGGAAGCAGTGGCTGAAGCCAAGTTTGGTAAGGCCAAAGCAAAAGCCAAGGTAACAGAGCCGGTTGAAGAAGATGAAGAGCCCGTGGTGCGCAAAGAAGAGAAGAAGCCCAACGCAGTGCCAAAGGCTAAGTCCTCGCTCGCTGCAATGGTTGATGACTGGGACGAGGAATAAGGAGATGGGGCTTCGGCCCCTAAATCATGGCCTATTCAGCACACACCGTTAGTAGGATTGGCAAAGCGCCGAAGACGTTGGGCAACCAACTAGGGCGCTGGGCTACCCATCACGGCTTCTCTGCCATCAAGGTATCCAAGGCAACTGGCGCATCGCGGCAGACTGTTTACAACTGGTTTCACGGCGGTGAAGTCTTTATTGCCTACCGCCCTGCGGTACAGGCGCTTCTTAAAATTTTACAAACTTCCCCTAACGGCGAAGAGGCTTGGAGAAAAACATGCAAGGTATTCAACCTGAAAACTTGAGCAATGAGGAACTGCTGCGGCACGCGCACACAGTTGGGTATGACAAGCTAGACGGGGCTTGGGTTCAAACTTTAGCCGAACGTCTTGCACAGGAGATAGACAAGCGCACAGACATATTTCACGAAGGCTTTGAAGAAGGCTTTGAGCAAGGCGTAGAACACGCGACAGACGACTTCAAATAACCCAAAGGATAGCTATGAAACCCGCTGAGTTTTTAGCGGTGGTTTTGCCGTCTGAGGGTCTTGGACTTTATTGCGCGGTAGAACTCACAAAGAAGAAAGAACATTTTTATGCGGAAACAATTGATGAACTCATACCGAAGATAGACGAATGGAAGGCCGACAACTGCGACATATTCTTTGGCGTAGCCACATTCGACAACAAGCGCGGCTCTGACACAGCCCAGTACATTAAGTCGTTCTTTGTTGACTTGGATGGGTACACCACCAAGAAGTCGGCGGCTGATGCGCTGATTAAGTTCCTGCAAAGCACAGGACTGGATGCGCTTGGTTCGCCGTGGATCGTGGATTCCGGTGGCGGGCTGCATTGCTACTGGCCGCTTAACGATGAACTGCCTGTTGCTGTTTGGCAACCAGTTGCTGATAACTTGAAGCGGCTGTGCAAGCAGGAGGGCTTCATCATCGACATGGCGGTGTCGGCAGACGTTGCGCGGATTTTGCGTGTCCCCGGCACGACAAACAACAAGAAGAAGTACGTTTCGCCACGCCCTGTACGCATAGTGCAGAAAGGCGACATGTTTAACTTCTCGGAGTTCTCTCCGCTGATCTACGAGAAGCTGATTGATGCCGCGCCGCCTATGCCCAGCAGGGTAGCAAGGACTACGCTGGAGGGGGAGCGCCCCAAGGTGGCGACCACCGCTGGTCAGGTCAAGCTGATTCAGGACAGCTATACACTATTTAGTGGGCTTGAGCCGCACTGTGGACAAGTGGCGGACTACATCGCTACGGCTCAGGAGGATGGCAAGGAACCGATTTGGCGGGGGTTGTTGTCATGGGCCAAGGTGTGTGAGGACGGGCAGGAGAAAGCAGTATGGCTGTCTGACATGCACCCGTACCCCCATGAGCGCATGCACCAGAAGATGTTTGAGATCAAGGGGCCGTACCCTTGCGTCAAGATGGATAGCGAGAACCCCGGTATCTGCACCAAGTGCCCGCATTGGGGCAAGATCACCAACCCGCTGATACTGGGGCGGGAGATTAAGACGGACAACACCGTCAAAGAAATCATGTTGGATGCGCCTGTGTCAGAGGAGTTTGATGAGACAGAGCTTGACTCAGAGGATGCGTACGACCCTGAGGATTCGGGTTTACCCTTAGCCCCCAGCATCATGCGCCCGCTGCCCCCACGGGGATACAGCTACGGCGAAAAGGGCGGCGTGTACTGCACAAAATTTGAGGAAGACGAGGAGGGCAAGAAGGCCAAGAAAAATATCCAGTTGGTTCCGTACGACTTGTTTGTGGTTGACCTGCTCAAGATGGAGAACGACCACCTTGTCCACATGGCCGCTGTGCGCCCCGAAGGCGTGCAGACGTTCAACATCCCGCAGAAGTCTGTGGTCAGCAGAGACGAAACGCTCAAGGCGCTGGCAAGTCAGAACGTGGTGTCCACATTTGCTGGGCATGACAAGACCCTGTACGAGTACGTCCGTGCCTGTGTGGGGGATGCGTCCCAGAACCGCAGACCGGTTGAAGTGCCGTTCCAATGCGGCTGGCAACTCAACAACTCCTTTGTGTACAACAACCGCGTGTTCTCACCGGACGGCAAAGAGACTAGGGTGCCCATGCCCGGTCTTGAAAACATCAACCGCAACACCACCGGCAACGGCACGCTGGCTGACTGGCAGTACATGTGGAACAAAGTCTTCATAGAAAAGGTGGGGATGGATACCCACTTGGCGATTGCGCTGGACTCCTTTGGTGCGCCACTCATGCGGTTCACGGAGTACGAAGGCTTCGTCTGGCACGTTGCTTCGCAGTGGTCTGGCACAGGCAAGTCGCTGGTATTGAGCGCCAAGGCTGGTGTATGGGGGCACCCCCTGCGCTACCGCACCGGCAAAGGAACATCCCCTGTTGCAATGCAGCAAAGGGCCGGTCTGCTCAACAGCATGCCGCTTCTCATTGATGAAGTAACCGCTACACAACGCAACGACTTAGAGTGGATGCCCATGTTTGTCTTTGACTTTGCCGAAGCGCAAGGCAAGGAGCGCATGGAGTCTGGAGCCAACAAAGAACGTCTGAACAACACATCATGGAAAACAACCTGTACAACTACTTCAAACGAAAAGCTAACCGACTACATGGCGGGGGCTCGCAAATTTAGCTCCAACGGCGAACTGTTGCGGATGCTGGAGTGGAACCCCCACGTCAAACTGGTGTGGACTACCGAAGAGCGCACCGCCCTACTCAACATGAAGCGCAGCTATGGCGTGGCGGGAGAAGCTTGGGTACGCTGGCTGGCGGTCAACCAAAAGACAGCGGCGGATGTAGTCGCCAAGGTGCATGCGCATTTGAAAAAGGCTTTGAGGTTTACCGATGACGAGCGGTACTGGCATGCGGGCTGCACAACAACGGTGTCGGCGGCTATCTTGCTGCGCAAAGAGTATGCTGGCATACTGGACGTGGAGATCAACAAGGTCATAGCGTCCCTCAAACTGCTTGTGGACAAAGCCCGCAGCGTGGTCAAGAGTAGCGTACGCACGGCAGAAGATGTGCTCAACGCGTACATCGGTGACAACTACGGCAGCTTCATTGTCATCAAACGGCTGGAGGGCAAGATACTGGCCTCGTGGGGCGACAACGGCGACATTGTGGACAGGTCAATCACACGCTCCAAAGTGCTGGGCCGTGTGGAACACGGCATGCTGTCCCCCGGTTACCGCGAGTTTTACCTTGAGGAGCAGCTACTGAAGAAGCACTGCGTCAGCATGAGCTTTGGATATGACGAGTTCAAGACGCAGATGGAGGGCTCGTTCAAGGTGTCTTACATCAAGAAAAATATGCTGGGCAGTACCAATGGCCCGCTGATGCGGGTTAACGTGATGCACATAACCTTTATGGATGAAGTGTTTGATGGAAATAATCTATCCGTGGGCGAAGCTAAGGCAGGGTGAAGGCTTCTTCGTGCCGGGGCTGGACGTTGAAAAGGTGAGGGAGCTAGGTCTTAGAGCCGCACTCCCTCACCGCATCAACGCTCAAGCAATCGTTGGCATCAAGGGAAACCAGTTAGGTGTATGGTTTTATCGGAAATTTCACGTACCGCGTTTGCCAAGCCGATCTTCATCCGCCTGATCTCATCCAACTGCTCACGCTTCTCTTGTGCAGACATGTCGGACGCATTGATTGCACGCTCGGCTTTGGTCAGCATGTTCATGTTTGACTTGAACACATCCGATATTTCCGCCTGCATATACTCATTGCCGCGCCGCTCTAGCAAGGCGTTGGCCTCGGTAATCTTGCCATCTTTCATCAAGCTACGCACCGTCGTACGGACTTGCTCGGCCTCGTTCATGCGCTCGTAGACTGCGTTGATAATGCCGCCCGCATCATTGGGCTGGAACAAACCGCCAACAAGCGGGTACTCAGACAAACGCTTG